CATCCACCCAGCCATAGACGGTGGAGGAGCTGCCGGTGGTCTTGATGAGGTGGTAGGGGTGCTTGCCGGACTTGGCCACAGCGGTGACCTTGGCCTCACCGGGCTTGCAGCTCTTGCCGTTGACGGCCATGGAGCTGATATAGTGCTTGGTGCCCGTAAAGGTCACCACGGAGCCCACAGCAAGCCCAGGAGTGGGCTTTTCATCCTTGCCGGGCGTGGATGCCTCCCCGCCGCCGGAGGGCGCAGAGGTGGCCTTGGAGGCGTACTTGGGCACGCCAAAGCCCCGGATGTAGCGGCCATTGACGGCCAGCTTGCGGTAGCCAACGGCATCACTCATGTTGCCCTCAATGACCTTAATGGTCTTGCCATCGCAGGACACCACAATACCAACATGGTCCGCAGAGCCGGTGTTGTTCGTGGTGGCGTAGTTGCTGCCGTCCTGCCAGTCATAGAAAATGTAGTCACCAGAGCTGGGTACATAGGCATCATTCTCCACCCAGGAGCCCAGCTTTTTGAAAAGGTCAATGTGGCGCTCACATCCGCACTCCGTGGGGATGATGTCCGTGAGGCCGCAGGCGATGGCCACAGCGGATGCAAAGGTGGAGCACCAGGCATCCGTGTATTTCACCGCATAGCCCCTGGCCAGGGGCTTGTGGGAGTTGTAGAGGTCAATGATTTTGCGGTGGGAGCCGTTGGCCTCTTTGCAGCCCAGATAGCTCACCGCAGTGTCCACAACTTTCTGCCGGAGTTCTTTTTCAGTCATTGAGCATGTCCTCCTTTACTCAATCTTTCAGCACGATCTCAGCGGCCCGGAGGGCCGCATCAGCACCGTACTTGTCCGCAAACTTGTTGAGAAAACGCTGGGCGTATTTCGCTCGGTTTTCATTCTTGCTTTTCCAGTAGTAAAAGCCGCCCCAGGCACCATCTGTCACAAAAGAGGTGCCGGTGAGCGCCGCAATGGCTGTAACATCATGGTCCGTGAGCGTCCCCACTATCGTGGTGATGCAGAGGAGGACGGAAATGCAGATGTGCAGCACCAGCATTTTCTTTGAAAACTCCATGCGCCCTCCTCTCCAGCTCAGGCCTGAGAGGCGGGGCGCTTATCGTCCCGGACCTCAAGCTCATGGATGGTATTGACCAGCGCCGTCACGGTGCCATTGCCGCCCAGAGCGTGGTACTCCTTATACATGGCATTGACATTCTCAAGGCCGTGCAGAGTTATCCAGCCACGCTCCTCATAGTGATAATAGGATTGTACGATGCGGTCACGGAGGAGGGCCTGGACCCCCAGCTCTACCGCCTTTTGCCGTGCGTCTGCCTGCTTGTATTTCTTGTAGAGGTAGCCAACGGCGGGGACGGCTACCACAGTGATGATGGTGGAGATGATAGACCAGTAGCTCCTCAGCGTTTCCAGCATCCTTTTTGTCCTCCTGTTGTTCAAAAATGAGAGGGGCACACCACACGGGTGTGCCCCTCCTGCTGGGCTGGGGCTTTAGACCTCAACCTCCAGGTCTGCCAGGATTTCCTCCACCTGCTTACGCAGCAGAGCGGGCACCTGGTCAATGGTCTTGCGGCCCTTGATGATGAGGGTAGCATACACAACAGCCATGTCTTGCACCTCCTTTCTCAACAGAAATAAAGCAAGCCGCAGGCGGAGCTCACGCATCGGTGCTCTCCTCCAGCAGCTTGGCAACAGCGTCACGCAGGTTGGCGGGGACATCATCCAGGGTCTTAAGGCCCTTGCGGATGAGGGCGGCATATACCTTAGCCATTCTCTCCACCTCCTGCCAGCATCTCATAGACCTCCGTGAGGGCCACCTGGGTGTTGGTCAGGTCCTCCTCCGTTGCCTGGAGCCGGGTCTTGAGCTCTTTGTTTTCCTTGGTCAGTTCCTCCAGGGAACGCTTGCGCTCATGCTTTGCCTTGAGGCTCGTGTTGTCATAGTAAACAGCCATTATTCAAAAGCACCTCCGATGTTAGAAATATAGCCGCCGGTGTCGCTGGCTCCACGCTCAACAGAGAGCTTGAAGTTGAACGCAAAGCCGTTGGCGGCGGTCTTATTGGTAAACACATGGTTTGCGCCATTCTTGACATCCGCCGTGGCATCCTCCCAGACGGGGGTGGTGTCCTTGGCGTTGTTGGTGACCAGCACCTCCATGACCGCATCCGCAGGCAGGGTGCCCACGATGTTCATAACCATCACAGAAATGGCATCATCCGCCGCCAGCGGCGCTGCCAGCGTGACAGTGGCCTTGGTCACCTTTTTGGCAAAGGTCACCGTGTAGGCGGCGCTGTCAGCCTTGCCGTCAGAGGCCACCACCTTGAGGGTGTGGGAGCCGTTGAGGATTTTCTGCCAGTTGGCAGCCGTGACAGCTTGGAATGTGTTGACCTGGCCCAGGGTTGCGGTGTAGGTGCGCTTGAGCACATTGTCCAGGTACTCCTTGACCGTCACAGTGTCCCCGTCCACATCGTTGACCGTGTACTGGAAGTTAAAGCCCGCCGTCTTGGTGCCCAGGTTGGAGCCATTGGCCGTGGAGCTGGTGATGGTGGGCGCAGTGTTGACGGACACAGTGCCGTCATCGCTCACAGAGAGGGTGGAGGGGAGAGTGAAAGCGGGGCGGGACCCGTAGGTGCCGGTGCAGTTGTCGTAGTAGACATAGCCATCGGTGCTCAAGCAAACGGCGATGCTGGTGACGTTCGTGCTCGGGGAGCGGGTCCACTGAACAACGGCGGAGCCGTTCATGTAGGCGATCTGGAGAGAGCTGGCGATTTCCAGCGCCGTGCCCTCCACATTAAACCAGCTTGCCGATCTGTTCAGCTCAGTGGCAGACAGCAGGAAGACGGCACGCTCCAGCGTGCCAACGGCGTTGTTGTCGTTGCCGGGGGTGTACTTGATTTTCGTGGTGCCGATGACCCCACGGATGTCTGCATCAAGCAGGTTTTTGTAGGTGCCGTTGAGCCAGCTATCAATGGCGCTGGAGGCGTAGGCATTGACATTGGAGCTGTGCCACTGGCGGGTGTCATAGCAGTCCTTGCGGACCACCAGCGTGCGGCCCATGCCGTTGAGGGAGTTCTCATAGTTGTGCTTGGCAACATAGAAGCTCACCAGCTTGCCATTTTCCTTGAGCTGGATGATACTGCCCACAGCTTTGTTGCCCAGGGTGGTTGTGGCCATAGATCAGATTTCCTCCTTTAGAATATTTTGCACACGGTCCCGCACCTGCTGGCGCAGGGCCCAAGTGTTGCCATGTGCGGCGTGGGCATCCCACGCCTGCCAGGATTGCAGGATTTGCTCACGGGTCACCAGGCCCGCCGGGTATTCCTTTTCCCAGTGGCGGAGCTTGGCACGCATCCGCTTGATGCTGCTGTGCCGCAGCTTGCGGATGACCTTGCCGCTCTCCGTCAGGTAGGTGTGAAAGCCCAAAAAGTCAATGCCGTTGCGGATGGGAAAGATTTGGGTTTTCTCATTCAGTTCCAGCCCCAGGCTATCCATGTAGGCCCGTATTTCCCGGAGGCAGAATTGCAGGTATTCCTTGTCCGGGTGGATGAGGAAAAAGTCATCCATGTAGCGGCCATAGTATTGGATGTGGAGCTGTTCCTTGACGAAGTGGTCAAAGTCATCCAGGAACAGGAGGGCAAAGAGCTGTGATGTCTGATACCCCAGCGGCAGGCCGTCAGAGCAGTCAATATAGATGCAAAGCAGGTCATAAACAACAGGCTCAAGGTCCAGCTTTTTGAGCTTTTCCTTGAGCTTGTCATGGTTGATGCTTGCAAAGAAATGGCGGACATCACACTTGAGCACCCAGCCCTCAGCGGTGTGGTGCTTATTCCAGTAGTCCGTGAAAAATCCTTTGAGCCGGTCCAGGCCGAAGTGCAGGCCCTTGTTCTTTTGGGATGCGTAGTTGTCCAGGATGAAACTGCGGGTGATGCAGTCATAGAGGAGATTGTCCACTATGGCGTGCTGGACCACCTTGTCCACAAAAGCGGGTGCCTGCACCAGCCTTTTCTTGGGCTCATAGACATAGAACACACGAAACACACCGGGTCTGTAAATCTTGGTTTTTAGGATATAGACCAGGTTGACGATGTTCTCAAGCAGGCGCACCTCATAGTGTGCGGTGGCGGCTCTGGAGCGTTTGCCCCGCCGGGCGGCCAGGTATGCCGCATAGATCACCGCAAAGGTGCATATTTCAGAAAATTTCATACAAACGGATGGCCCCCTATCAGTGTTCGGCTGGCCAGCCTCTCCTCATGCGCTGTGTAGGTGCCGCATGATAGGACCAGTAGCCCCGCCACTTTTCTGGAAAGCAGCGGGGCATCAGCGCAATGTGTTTGCCTTGGCCTCACCAAGGCTGGGTATGACCTCCTTTGATGTGATGGATGGCACGGTTTTGGGCTTTGGGCCTACTCAGTCAGGCCTTACCATCAGAGCGGGGCGGGACCCGTTGGTGTTGGTGCAGTTGTTGTTGTTGACATTGCCATTGGTGTTCAAGTAAACGGCGTTGTTGGTGTTGTTCGTGTTCGGGGAGCACAGTGGAAAAATAGGTCATACCCAAATATAACAGCTCTCGGCTGGTATATCCTTTCAGGGGTTGCGGGCCAGGGCCTCAGCAATTTGCTGGGCCATCTGGCCCATTTTGGCAAGCTCCTGGTTGGCCTTTGCCTCACGCAGAGCGGCGGCACGGTTGCTGTCATTGCGTTTCCAGTTGAAAGCCTTTTGACGGACCGGGCGCACCAGCTCTGCCCAGTAGTGGCACTGGTCACCAGAGATGTACTTGCGCTTATAGCTCAGGTTGATGTACTGGTTGAGAGTGTCGCAGAGGACGATGACCTCATCAAGGTCCTTGAGGCGTTTCTCATATTCAGTTTCAAAATAACGGCCATCAGCGGAGTTGCATTTCTGGAGGATGGCGCTGGCCATGCGCTGCATGTCAGCGCACATGTGGAAAGTCTGGCTCTTGGGAAAGTGAGGCTTGCCGTCATCCTTGATTTTCTCAAAGAGCTCCTTTTCCACCATCTGGTCGTTTTCCATCACATAGGCCTTGACCTTGGTGTATTGGGGCTCTTTGACCTTGACCCGCTGGATGGTGTAGTCCAGCAGATCAGTGGCAAGCGGTATGATGTCATAGTTGGGCACTTAAAACTCAATCCTCCCTTGGCTTTCATTCCACACACCAGTGACCACCACGCCGGAGAGGCTGGTGAAAGCCACGCTCCAGGAGTTGCCGGTGACATTGGTGTCATATTTCAGCTCCAGCGTGCGGACACGGGTGGCCAGGCCGGAGAGGTCCGTGGTGTTGGTCTGGACCTGCCCCTCCAGTGTGGTCACTCTGGAGCTCAAAGGAGAAACCAGGGCCTTGACCTTTGCCCAGAGGCGTGCTGTCTGGAGGTCATCAAGGTAGGGCCTTTTTGCCATGTCATTGGCCTCCTTTACTTGCAGATATTATCCAGCTCTGTGTTGGAAATGGCCACAAGGTCCTCCGCAAGCATGTAGGCGGACAAGTCCATCGTACCGGCCAGCACATCCCATGTGGTGCCGTTCCAGGCCACATTGTCACCGGCGTTGACCCCGTGGGCCGCATCGGCATTGACAATGTTCCACACATCGCCTTTCTTGTTGCCGGTGGTGGGCAGGTCTGCATAGGTGTCCTTGGAGCCCTTATATTCAAGGGCGCTGGACATCTTGGCATCCACCTCATCCTTGGTGTAGGCATCTGCAATGCCGTAGCCTGCCAATGAGGTGGCCGGGCTCTGCTTGCCTGCCGCCAGGTCATAGGCAGCTTTGACGGCGCTGGGCGTGGCGGCCTTGGTGGTGCTGGTGTCATCGGTGGCGCTGGAGAGCTGCACCACGCCTTTCTGGTTGGTGGTGCCGTTCTTGACGGAGATTTTGCCGCCGCTGACATCCACATTGGTGCCAACAGTCACGCCTCCCTTGACGGAGGCGCTGGCATCCGGCAGGGTGTAGTTGTTGGCGTTGGCCTCCACGCCGCCCAGCTTGGCCTTTTCCTCGTTGGTGTAGTCATTGGCACTCAGGCCCTTGCCCTCCACCTTGTCCACCTTAGTGGTGTCAGAGGGGTGCACATGGTCACCACGGGCAAAAGCGGTTTCCGTACCAGCGGTAGCGGTGCCGTCCATCTTGGGCACGGTGCTGGATGCGGCAGCGCCCTCCGGCACATCCTTGGCAGTGATGAAACCGCTGTCATTGGTCAGATCAGAGGTCTTGCTGGGCAGCTTGATGTTGGCAATGGCCGTGGCCACATAGGTCTTGACCTTACCCCACAGGTAAAGTACACCATTTTCATCAAGCGCTTTCTTGCTGTTTGCCATTTTGGCTGTCCTCCTTATATGAGTAGTTTTTCAAGCTCCAGGTTTGTGATGGGCAGGATGTCTGCGTCACTGCCAGGAGCGCCCTGGGGGCCTTGGCGGCCCCTCAAATTGACAGGCTTGGGGTTTTCTTTGTTGCCGTCATTGGTCCAGCTTAGGGTGCACTCATCGCCCTCCACAGAGGGGTAAAAAGTGGTGCCGTCAATTCCTTGCTTGCCGGTGTTGACATACTGCACAGAGCCAAAGCTGGCGTGCATCATGCCGCCGGTGGAGAGCTTGACCGCAATGACCCTGGGCGTGGTTTCAAAGTTTACTGCATAGGTCACATTAGATCACCCCGTCCTTGAATATCTCCCCCACATTGACCCGCATGGGCTCACTGGCAATGGCGTTGTCCAGATTGTCCCGCAGGCGGAGTTGCACCCAGACAGGCTCAAGCTCCGAAAAGAGGAGCGTGTCCTCCTGGGAAAGCGGCAGCGTGATGATGCCGTTTTCTTTGTCATAGGTGACAGCAGTGAGGTCCTTTTCCAGCACAGTTTGCCTGTTCTGCTGAAAAGTGATATACAGGGCAGATATAGTGATTGCCTCCGGCAGCTCAAAGGTCAGCACAGGGTTTGTGCCTCTCCGCATCTTGTTCACCTCCGCATCTTAAAACTCAATTCGGCCAAGTTCCTCATTCCATACGCCGGTGACCACTACATCCGTCAGCGTAACAAAGGTGACCTCAAAGCTGCTGCCGGTGACATTAGTGCCATATTTCAGCTCCAGCGTCTTGAGGCGGCTATCCAGCCCCGTGAGGTCCACACGGATGCTGGCGTGCGCTGTGTCGGAGTTGTTATGCTCATTCACAGCGCCCCCCACCAAAGCGTTGACCTCCGGCTTGGTGTAGACATCGCCCTGCTGCACAGCATTGAGCGCCAGCGCCCGGATGTCGGAGTGGCTGGTGCCGTTGGTGTTGTGCTCTGCCAGGGCGCTCTCCATCTCCGCCCGGCTCACCGTGTCCAGGGCCGGGGTGATGGTGAAACTGACAACGGAGGCATCCGCCACCACGATGTGCATAATCATGGTGAGCTTGCCGGACACGCCGCCATCCGTGGACACCTTTTCTGTGTCGGGGGTGTTGCAGATGGCAATGAGCGTGCCGTCATCGTCAAAGAGGCCCATCTCACGGATAGTGAAACCACCCACGCTGTCATCAATGGTGATTTTCACATCAATCATGTTGGCGTTGGTGGTGCTGACTGCGGCGCTGGCCACATCGCCCTCCCACTTTTTGCCCCGGAGGGCGGTCTGGGCCACGGTGGGCTCATAATACTCACCGCCGCCGTCACCGGCAGCAGCAGTCTTGATGTTGACCTTGCCGCCGTTCAAGATGCACTTGGCGATTAGCGCAGCGCCCGCCGTGGTGATAACGGTGCCATAGTTTTTGGTTTCATTGGGCATAGTGCTTTTTCCTCCTATTCTTGTGGGTAAATCTCCACAGTGTTGTGATACTCCAGAGCACCCACAGCAATGGACTTGCCGGTGCTTTCCATCTCATGGACCATCATGGGCCAGATGTTGACCTCATCCTCATACTCGGTGTAAACGCCGCAGGTGATGGTGCCGTATGACTGCAAAAAAGATGTCATCAGCACCCGCATGTTGGCCGGGCGCACCATGAGGAGCATGTCCAGGATTTCCGCCGCCAGGGCATCCGCATCCGGCAGGACGGTGTAGTCAAGCTGGATGTTGATGGTGTAGTCCACAATGCTCTCCTCATGCCCCAGCTCACCGCAGAGGCCGGTGAGCCAGTTCTTGAGCCAGGGCAGAGTGTAGGGCAGCTCCAAGTTCCACAGGGCCTTGATGCGTGCCTTGCGGACCTCCAGCGTGTCCGTGTCTTTGGGGCGGATATTCAGCTCACGCTCCCACACGGCCACGCCGCTGGCCGTTGCCGTGTCCAGGAATTGGTTGGCAAGGACCAGGGCCAGAGCGTCCCACGCAATGGAGATTTCCGGCTCGTTTGCGGCATTGATGGCTTGAAACTCAAGCACCTCACGGAGCACCGGGGGGAGGTAGTCAAGGAGCTTTCTATCCATTGATGTCCCCCCTCACCGGGATGCTGTCTGCACCCAGCACAAGGTTTTCCTCCTTGCCGTTGATCTGCGTGTCAGCAATGTCCGTTATCATGTCGGAGCACTCGGAGAGGATGCGGCTTTCAATCTGAGAGATGCGGACGGTCAGGTGGTCCGAAGTGGCCCAGGTGCCCGCCAGCTCTGCAAAGTAGCCGTCAATGACGGCCTCCACATAGCTTTTGATGGCCTCCCAGTTCCAGCCGGAGGCATAGGTCAGATTGAGCGTGATGCTCACCGGCACCGGCTCCACGCCGGTCACATGGACCACATGGCCGATGGGGGCAAGTCCCAGACCCTCCCCGGCGTTCTCGGTGGGGTCCACCGCCGTCTGCACCTCATCAATGAGGGTTTCAGAGGGGGCAGTGTTATTGGATGCCAGCAGCACCAGCTTGACGGTGCCGCCCACCGTCAGCTTTTTGTTGAGCGCCGCCGTGTAGACGGCGGTGAGCCAGACCGCCACGGGCTCACTGAGCCCCGCAATGGCGCTGGTGTACCAGGCTGTGACAGTAGCATCCGGGATGAGCGTGGACGGCGCAATATCCCCGTTCCAGACCGGGTGCACCTTGACGGCGGAGATGCCGGGCATGGCTTTCACCTTTTCGATGTAGTCAGCCTGGTTGCCGCCAAAGGCCTGGGACTTGAAGCTGTCAAGGACACGCTGGCGGAAAACCTCCGTGTCCTCCTCATCATCTCCGGGGATTAGCAGCTCCACCAGCTCTGCATGGGTCAGCCCGTCCACATACTCAATGGGGATGAGCTGGCCGGTGTAGCCGTTGGCCTGGGCCCCTGCTGTTTCGCAGGTGACCCGGTGGCTCAGGCCGGTGGCGGTGTCCTCGGAGGTGTCCATGCGGGCCGTCACCACAAAGTTTAGGTCCTCGCAGGAGAAACGGGTGCCCACCGGCACCTCAATGTTAAACTCCGCCCGGAACACTGCGGCGCTGGGCGGGTAGGGGCTCATGTTACGGTCAGCGGCCCGCTTGATGAGATATTCACGGGGCGCTGTTGCCAGGTATGTGGCGGTGAAAACGAAGTCCAGCCCAATGTAGAGCTGGGCCAGCTCCGCCATGGACGGAGCCACACCGTTCATCACCATGGAGCCCTCCCGCTTGTCGATGCCGGAGGACACCCTGGCCAAGGCGCTGGCCAGCAGCGCCTCATAGGTCTTGGTTTCAAACATGGTTAAATCTCAACCTCCTTTGTGGCCTCCAGCTCTCCATAAATGGTGTAGACGGTAAAGCGGACCAGCACGGACTTTCTGCCGGTTTCAAAGGTCCAGTCATCCACGCCGGTGATGCGGTCATCCTGCATCAGGGCATCCGTGATGCGCCTTTTCATCTCACTCATGGCGTAGTCCATAGGTTGGCCGATCAGGTCAACCAGCTCGGAGCCATAATTGCGGGAATAGATGGGGTAGGCGTAGCGCTCCACATTGAGGATGAGATAGACCGCTTGGCGCAGGGCCTCCCGCTTGTCGGTCATGCCCGCCACCCGCTGCCCCTCAATGTCCAGCTTGTGAGTATAGCTGGGCTGCTCCTCCAGCTCAAAGCCGATGAGGTCAAGGTTTTCTCCAGTTGTCGGTAGCGTTCCCATCAAGGTGCCTCCCATCTGTCCAGGACAATGTATTTTTGCCCGCCATCGCAGGAGATAAGGATGACCTTTTCCCCTGCCTTGAGGGCCAGGTGCACCTTAAAGGTTTTCCTGCCCTTGTAGGCGTGCTGGTGGGCGGCAAAAGCAGCCTCTCCGCTGCCGCCGCTTTGGCTTTCCGTCTGGTGGTCCACCGTCATGTCCACATTGAAGTCCCGGACATTGTTGGTGAGGATGAGCTGGGCCTCCGTCAAGGTCTTTTTCTGGTCCACCTGGATTTTCAGCGGGGAGGCGGATGTCACAGTGCCAAAGCTCACGGCCATGGGGCCGTCCGCCTTGACCGCCTCCACCGCCGCCTGTTTCACAGCACGGACCAGCTCATTGATGTCAAGCGACAAATGTACCACCTCGCATTTTGAGCTCCATGAGGTGCTGCCCATCGTTGAATGTGTGCTTGACCTGTTCGGCCATGAGGTAGTTGGACACATTGATGTCACCCAGGCCCAGCATGACCACCAGCAGCGTGCCCGCCCTCACACGGATGTCACCAAGGACATCCTGGAGCTTGAGGGTGCGGGTCTTGGTGTTGTAGAGGTCCAGGAGAGCGTCCGCCATCGCCTTGGCGTTGGCCTTGCTGTCCAGTTTCTCATAATATTGCAGGACACCCCATTGATTGATGTGGGAGCCGTCCTGGGCAATATAGATTTCCCGCTTGCCGGTTTCCTTGTTCTCATAGGAGAGCTTGATTTTGTCATAGGTCTGGGTGGCAATGGAGCTCTTATAGTCGTAGTCACCGGCGGTGTCCTCATCCACAAGCATGTTGAGTTTCATGTTGCCCAGGCTCTTGAGGGTCAACTTTCCAACATTGTCATAGAGCACATACATCTGCCCGGTGGCCTTTAGGGTTTCGTCCAGGGCGTTTTGGATGATGTCAAACAGGGTTTGATTGTCCTCCACACGGCTGGCGATCTTGTAGCCCGTGTCCTCAAGCTCTCCCACATTGAGCTGGAAGTCCTCCGCCACCATTTTGATGACCTCAGAGGCCGTCTTGTTGGTGTAGACATAGGTATCTTTATTCTTGAGGTAATAAAGCTGGTCATACACCACGCATTTGATGACATTGGGGTTGTTGCCCTTGCGGGATTTCTCAAAGACAAAGCCATAAAAGACGGGGGTGCCGTCCACGGAAAAACGGCAGGGGTCCCCCTCTTGAAAGCTCAGGCCTGGGGTCTTTACCACCTCAAAGGTGAGCTTGCCCGGCTGGCCTTTGCGTTCCCACTCAATGGTGACACCCTCCACCGTGGGTGGGTACATGATATTGCTACCATGTTGTATCAGCAGCTCATAGCTCATGGGATGGTGAGCACCTGCCCAGGATAGATGAGGTTGGGGTTGCTGATTTTGTCCGTGTTGGCCCCGTAGATTTTGGTGTACTGGGCCCCAGCGCCATAATACTTGGCGGAGATGGCCCAGAGGGTGTCACCCTTTTTCACGGTGTAGGTCTTAGCGGAGGGGGCCGTGCTGGCATCCCGCTCCTTTTCCACGGTCACGGTCTGCTTGCCCGTGTCGGTGCTGGGCTGTTCGACCTTGGCCGTTTTCGTGCCGTAGGAGCGCCATTGCTTGAGGTTGATGTCCACGCTGACATCCAGGCCCTCCTTGGCATCCTCCGTGATATTGTAGTCCTCCACGCTCACGGTCATGTTGGTGTCGAACAGCCGCCGTCCATCCGGGGAGCGCCGCACCAAAATAAACTGGGTGGTGCCCTTGGAGGTCTTGAGCCGTTCCAACACGCCCATGTAGTAGGACGGGGACCGGCTGCCGGTGAGCATTGAGAGCGTCACCGGCAGCACGATCTCACTCAGCCCAGGGGTGCGGAGGAAATTGATCTCACCCTCATTGAGCAGCGTGAGCGTCTTATTTTTGCCCTTGATTTTTACGGTCAGCTTGGCGGGAGTGGGCCACTCCACGCCACCCAGGTAACAGGAATAACTCATGCGTGCACCCCCTCAGCAGCGGTGACCAGCGCCTCAGTAAAGCCCTCGGTGAGCTGGCTGATAACGCCGTCCAGATCAGCACTGCCGTCAATTCTGTTGGTCATGCCGGTCATGTCAATCTTGACCTCTGCGGTGGTGAAACGGTTGATTGCATCCCTTTCTGCGATGTCCCGCAGGTATTCAAGCTGTTCCTCTGTCACGGCCAGAGCATCAGCGGTCTTGCCGGTATTGTCGGCGGTTTCTCCCGTATAGGCGGCGATGTCACCAAGGTCAAAACCACTGCTGTCACCCAGACCGCCCGTGTTGAACATTCCACCAATTTTGGCATCAATGTCCTTGCCAAAATCGTTACCCGCCGCCCATGCGTCCCCGTATTCAAAACGGTAGTCAATGGTGGGAGCGTTCTTGTCAAGGGTGATGGCATTTTCATTCTTGCCCCAGGCGGTTACAGAGCTTTGCAAACTCTCCAAGCCAGCCGTCCAGTTGGTGCCGAAAATGGCATCAATGATGGTGGTGACCACCTTGCCCAAGTTCAAAAACCAGCCAATGATTTGACCGATGAGGTTAGCCACGGCATCACCAAAACTGTTGAAACCTCCGTTGCACACATTCAAAATCCATTCCACGATGCCAAGAAACGGGGCAACGAAGATGGCCCAGATGTACTGAATGAGGGCATTGAGCAGGCCAATCACGGTGTTGCCAATGAAAGCGCCCGCCACCGCAATGGCCCCGCAGATGAGCCCCGTGGCGGAGATGGAGGAGCCGGTGACCTTGTTGATGATGGCCACCACGCCGTAGAGCAGGCCGATGACAACGGCAATGAGCATGATTATCCAAGTGATGGGAGATGCCAGTAGAGCGGAGTTAAAGGTGAATACCGCCGCAGAGGCCGCCGCTGTGTTTCCGGTCAACACGCCAAAGCCGATGCTGAGGAGGTTGACCACAGCGTGGTATGCTGCCGTGGCAACGGCTGCAATCTGCGTCCAGTGCGCCGCTACTTGGAATACCAGAAAAGCGGTACCCAGACCCAGCAAAATGGGGCCAATCACAGAGAGATTGTTGGCAAGCCAGTTGATGGCAGTGAGTAGGGGTTGTGTCACCTTTAGGGCGATATTGCCCATTTGGGTCCACACCTGCCCCCAGGTCATGGCCATACCGTTAAACTTGGCATTGGTTTCATCTGCGATGGACAGGAGCGCATTTTTCACAACGGTTGCCGACACGGCCCCCTTTTCTGCGTAGGACTTGATAGAGCCCTCTGCAATGCCCATGTACTGCTCAATGGCTCTGGCGATGCCGGGCGCATTTTCAAGGATGGAGTTTAGCTCCTCGCCTCTCAGAGCACCTGCCGCCATTGCCTGGGTGAGCTGGAGCATGGCCGCCGCCTGCCTTTGGGCGGATGCACCGCCAATGACAAACTGCTTGTTGACCTGCTCCATGAAAGCAATGAGTTCATCATTGGAGGTGAAAGCGGCCCCAGCGTTTGCGCCCATGCTGGCAATAGCAGATGCCGTGTCAAGGTAGGCAGCTCTGGAGCGCTGGGCAGAGGCCATGATTTTGGCCTCCAGAGCCTCAACACTACCGCCGTCATCAACTATGAAGTTGAGGCGGGCGGTGGTACTGGTCATCTGGTCAGAGAGCTCTATGAGCTTTTTGAGGCCAACACTTGCGCCGATGGTGGCCGCCAGATTTTTGGCCTTGCCCACCATGTCATCCAGTGCGTCATTGCCGCCCCGGATGCTGGCATTGAGCTGTTGTTCTGCTTGAGTGCTCTGGCGGATGTTTCGTGTGACCTGCTGCTCCTGCTGGGCCGCACGGCGGTAGTTTTCCTCCATCTCACGGACGGCAAGATTGACCTCTCCCAGGCCAGCCCTCGCTTGGTTGAGGAGGCGCACATCAACAGCATTGGCACTCGCATCCTGCATCTGCTCAAAGCTGTGCAGGGTAATATCCAGAGCCCTTGTGATGTTCTTGAGCACGCCAGTTACTTGGTCATTGAGGACCATTTGGGACCGTATTGTGGCCACAAGTCCGCCTCCTTTCGTGGGGAATAAAAATAGCGCCCCCACTTACTGTGAGGGCGCTAAAAGCGCTCAGTGCTTAAAACATGGCACGGACAAAGTTCTTGTAAACCTTGTCATCCATTTCAAGCAGGCTGTTTTTTCCGTCTTTGAAACGGACCGCAACAGTGACGGTGCTTTTGTTTTTTGCGGATAGCCCTGCCAGCAAGCCAACGGGTCCTAACAGAGCCGCACCAACGGCACCTCTTGCAATGCCGCTGGCAGCGCTTTTGCGGGTATCCTCTGTGATGACATCATAGCTGTCCACGCCAAACTTATCCAGGAGGATGTAGTTTTTGCGGTCAACATAGATTTGCACCACGCCGCCAATGCCAGTGATGGGTTTTCCCATGTAGTCACCAGCGATGACCATATTTTTTGCTCCCATGATGTAGCCCTCCTTGGTGTTGATAGCACCATTTTAGGCTAAATCAGTTCACAATGTCAAGAGCTGGAGCCAAAAGTGCTATCTGCGCTTTCGGTTTGCTTTGTTCTTGAGTTCCGCCTCTTTTTTCCGCTCCGCCGCACAGCGGGCATCAATAGAGGCGATGACAAAAGCACGCTCCTTGACGGGCAGGCTCAAAAACTTGGACGGCTCCCAGCCAAACTTTTGCAGACAGAAGTGTGCATAGCTGGCCTCTGGGTCACCGTCCTCTATTAGTTTTTTGCCTCATCAACCAGCTCATTCTCAGTCTTGAAACCGTTGAGCTGGAAAACTTCCGTCACATAGTCATCAAACTCACCACCGATGAGCAGCTTGCCCAGCAGCTCCTCCGGCTTGGCAACACCCCAGTCATTCTGGAGCTCTGCGTTGCTCAGGTCCGGGAACACCGTGCAGCGGGCGCACACCTTGGCCTGGAAAGCGTAGCTATCAAGCTGCTGGGTGTACTGGCCCTTTTTGCCGGGCACCGGCACCTGCCGGACGCAGGAGTTGCGGATGCGGGCGTATTCATCAGCGGAGATGCAGCAGATTTCCCACAACATGGGCTTGCCATCCTCCCCCTTGAAACGGGGGGAGGCGGCAAACTTGTAGTTTTCGATCTGCTCAACATTGGCGTGCATAAATGCGGACAGGTTACTCATGGATGATTTCCTCCTTTAGTTGGCCGCCCTTACATATAGGACGGGTTGGTGTGCTTTTCGGGGCGGGTGAAGCTGTCGCAGTAGCCCTCAAGGGTCTGCTCCACAAAGTCACCCTCTGCGTTGAACATGGACAGCAGCACATCACCGTCCAGCACGCAGTTGTTGTAAATCTTGGTGCTCCGGCCAACGGAGGTGGCGGGGTCATCGTTGGAGGTCTGGATGTCAAAGGTAGGCATCACACCCGTCTTGATGAAGTCCTCAACCACCTGGTCAAAGATTTCCGTGCACTTGTAGACCGTCATGGAGAAAGCCAGGGCAATGGTTTGGGCCTTGTGGCCGATCACGGGATTGCCCAGACGGTAGACTTCCTTGGTGTTGATGGAGGCCTTGCCCTCAAACTCCTTGGCCATCAGCATGGAGTAGCGGGTGCCGTTCAGCGTCACAAAGCACTCAGCAAAGTTGGCGCTCACGGCATCCTGGGTGTTCATAGAGATTTTGTCAGCCATGTGTCACAATCCTCCTTTACTGAATGATAACGCTCATGTAGAGCTGGGCCATGGCGTTGATGATGTTGAGGCCGTTGATGGTCAGCAGCACTGCCTTTTTCTTGTCACCCTGCTCACAGGTCACCGTGTCGGGGTCAAAGTTCTCAACAGCACGGATTTTCTCAAGCTCCTGGATGAGCTTGACCACATCGCCCCACAGGGAGGCACGGCCAGAGGCATCATTGGGCACGGTGCCCACATAGCGGGTGTTGAACAGCACCGCCGTGTCATTGGCGATCTGGTCACACACACGGATGGTCTGGTTGGACTGGAAAACCTCTCCCTTGGTGTCGGAGAGGGTCAGCAGGGTGTTGATGTCCTCCAGCACACGGGTGACCCCGTTGACATTGTGGAACATAAACTTGCCTGCCTTGAGGGCCGCCTCAAGCGCTGCCTGGGTGTATTCGGTGTCCAGAATGAGCTCACCGTCATACTTGGCGTTGGTGAGGGACTTGTTGACGGCCACGCCAGCGTGTGCGCCAGTAGCCCAGTAGACCACCGCCTGGGTGTCCACATCGGCAATGGTGGCGTGGGTGGCAGTGTTCCACACACCAATCACGCCCTCATAGTCAGCGCTGGGTTTCCAGGCCACAAGCTGGAATTTGGCACCTACCTCATCCCTCATGCGCTGGGTGTACTTGACATACAGGTTGACCACGGTGCTCTCCGTGGCCGGGCAGCACAGGGTGTTAAAAGCATAGGCCTCCAGCTTATCCAGGAAAGCCTGGTGGTCCTCGCCGGTGACTGCCGCATCATCAGCGCCGCCGGTCAGCTTGGTGCCCGCAGTGGCCACCAGCGTGGCGCTGGTCTTGAAAACCACATAGTCATTGGCCACCAGATCAGTGGCCGCCTTGACCGTCTGGGTGTCAACACACTGGCCGTCCAGGTAGGTGCTCACATCCCATGCGCTGGTGTCATCGACATTGGAGGCGATGACAATAGAGAGGTCATTGCCACGCACACCGGGGTACTTGGCATCCGCATAGGTGCAGCTTGCCTTTTCGCCGTTGCCCAGCCGCCAGCAGTAGACGGTGGTGGCGTGCTGGAAAATCTCACGCAGGGCCAGCAGCTTGGGGTGGTCATACCCATAGCCGAAGATGGCCTTGCTGTTTTTCTGAAACTCACCAGAGGTGACGGGGAAAACCTCACCCTCCGGGCCCCAGCTCAGAACAAAAGGCGCTGCCGCATAGCCTCTGTCAGACAGAGTGGCGGATGCCTTTGCCACGCTGGAGAAATTGATGTAGCTGCCGGGCAGGACCTTGTTCTGGGTCAGCCAGTTACCTCCGCCAAGAGCCATTTATCTCACCTTGCCTTTCATAAACTTTTCAATCAGCGCATCCACCTCATTCAAGGTGTAGGTCTTGCCATCCTCCAGCAGTGCGCCGATCAGGTCCCGCCGGTGGACATATCTCTGAGAGGCCACCAACTGCGCCTTGGTAAAGGCGGCGGCATTGGCCTCCGTGGTCTGGGTTTTTGCCATTGGCTTATCCCTCCTCATTGATTTTGAGAGTTTCCATGTTCTCCTGCTCCAGCGGGACACGGACGAAGTGGTCATAGCTCAAAAGTACATGCAGGACATCCTCCGCCAGTGTCCACTCACAGCCGGTGGCGTGGATGATGTCCCCCTCCGGGGTTGTGATGCTCCCCAGGACAAAGGACAGCCGGTGTGCCATGCCATAGCACTCCGCATCCCCGGCCTTGGGGTAGTAAATCACATCCACCGTGGGTGTCCGCTTGTACCTCTGGCCCACCTCTTTGGCGTGACCGGCACCAGGCATGATGACATTAAAATCTCCGGGCTTGAGCCCTTGCTTGACATTCCCGCCATGCACCTGGGCGGCAGGAAAAGCGGCGTGGAGCGCAAGGCTCACGCCGTCATAGATGCTGTTGAAATTGATTTCAGCCATTGAATACCTCCCGCAGCAGGGCCTCCAGTTTTCTCTCAATCACGCCCGGCGCAAGCCTCTCAAGGTCCTGCTCGGACAGGGTGAGAAAATACTGGCCCGGCACCCAGCTGTCACCGCCCCGTGTTCGGTGGCCAAACTCAACATAGCTGGCATACTCCACAGGGTTGATGACCTCAATGGTGTAGGCGTTGCCGGACTTTCTGACTGGCAGTGCCTCAGCGTAGGCTTTCGCATCATTGCTGCCGCCTCTGCTGGCAGCATCCGCTTGGGTTTTGGATGTCCAGCCCCGGCGCAGGGTGCCGCCCTTTTTGCCACTGGATTTTGGGTACTGCCCCACAGGCGTGCGGGGAATGACCAGCGCCAGCAGGCGGGCGGCCAGCTCCTTTGACACCTCCGTGCAGAAACGGTCCATGTCCATGCTCTGGAGCGTGGCCAGACTGTCACGGAGGCGCTGGAGCTGCTTATAATCGCAGTTTCCCCAGTTCATCAGGCCCACTCCTTGAAAAGCTCCAGCGGCACCTCTTGGTGGCAGCTATACACTGCGCTCTTGCCGCTCCGTTCATAGTCACGGGTCATGCCGTTCTGGGTCACTGTGATTTTAGACCCCTCCGGGATGTCCACGGAGGGGTCAATGTAGAGCACCACGCTTTGGGCCACCTGGGCGGCCTCCTCGTTGGGCTCTGTACTCACCACAGACTTGTGGGAAATGCGGCAGCGGATGTCTGCCGCCAGGATGCGCTCCTGGGGCTCCGTGCGGCCATTGGCGGGATTGAGCACCCCGTCCAGCACGGTGATGGTCGCTTTGCCCACCCAGAGGCTCTGCACGGCCTTTTTGTGGGCGGGGCTCCCCACTACCATCTCATCCTCCGAAAAGCCGCCAGCGTACTCTCAGGCGGGCGCATGAGCCCTGCAAGCAGGGCATCAAAGCGGGCCTCAGCGCTGCTGGCTCCATCACTGGCTCCAGCAAAGGTGATGGCCACATCACCCTCCGTGATGCTCTTGGCCGGGGCGGAGAAGTCAAAGCCCTCCAGCCCGTCCAGACCACCGGCGGCTTTCTTATCATAGAGGAATTGCCCGGCCACCATATCCACATGGACATAGAAAAGGCCATCCGGCAGCACCCTTTGATTGATGTCTGCCAGGATGTCCTTTTCACACTTGTCTATGAGGAAATTGAGGCCGGTTTCGTCATTGTCCGTGACGGTGTAGCCCAGCATGGCCAGCCGGGACACCACGGCCTCATACACGGTCATGGTTTAGCCTCTGGACTTGATGCGGGCGATGGGGATAACCTTGTGGTTGATGTAGGAGCGCTGGCTCTCAGTGGCCTCACCAGAGTGGACCAGAGCCCAGTTGGCACCATCGGACAGCTCCGCATCCGTGGGAGAGAGGGTGGTCTGGCTGGTCTTTTCGTAGGAGATGCCCTTGGGGGCAAACACCTTGCGCTGGCGGGTGTAGAGGGTGTCCTGGCCGCCGTTCTTGGCGGGGTCACGGGACATCTCATAGGGCACCTTAGCACCCAGGTCCTCAAAGTTGATGGAGCCCTCACCCAGGACATAGCTGGTGTATTCCTCACCGGCAGGGACATCCACCTCATAATAGGTGGCAATGTTGTCCACGCTGGGGGATGCCACAGCGCTGTACTTGGTGCCGCTCTTGGTGTAGTAGGTCTTGCCGGTCACCAGGGCAGTGTCAGAGGTCAGCTTATAGGTGGCGGCAACAGCCTCAACAGGCATCCCGTCATCCACAATGACCAGCTTGCCGTTCCAGGTGTAGAGGGTCAGGTCACGGGTCACGCCGTCCTTGTCGGTGTACTTGAGAGCGGTGAGCAGATTGAGGTTTTCCAGGTTGGTGGCCGGAACAGAGTGCATGAAAATCATGGCAAACTTTTTCTTGTGGTCACCGCAGGCCTGGGCAGTGGCGCTGTTGAGGGTGGAGGCCTCCAGGTTGCCGTTGACAGAGTAGGTGTGCTTGGTGACAAACTCACCGCTCTTGCCGCCGGTCATGGAGAAAACGCCCTTGAGGACCGCCAGGATGGTGTCCTGGTCAATGTCCTGCCAGTAGTCCGCCACTTGCTGGGCCACATTGTTCATAAAGTCCACGCCGCCGGTGATGTCAAAGGAGAAGTCCTTTTCCACCCACGCCTTGGCACGGCCAATGACCACCACACCCTGCTCAAAGGTCTTGGTGGAGGTGGCGGTGATGTCAGTCTGGCCGTCATAGTTCACGGCCTCACCGTCCAGCAGGCCACGCACGGCCACACGGGCATAGCCGGTGCCGTTCTGGGTGCCCAGCACCGCACGGATGTCCGGGTTGCCCACCAGGACCTTGGACTTGCGGATTTCGTTGAGGCGGGTGCGGGGGATGCGGTCCATGATGTACTTGAAAGCCTCAGGGTTGAAAGATTTTGCGTCAAACTTAGCGTTAGGCATAATTCAATACTTCCTTTCTTGAAATGATTGTGTTGTTGGGGTTATTCCAGCTTTGCGTCAGGGTTTTTGGCCATGTACTCGGTCAGCTCGGAGTAGGACATCTCAGACAGCTTTTTGGTGCTGCCGGGCTTGCCCCCGTCCCCGTTCTCGCCGGGTTTCCAGCCGTTATACTTGGGCGCATCTCCAAACATAAAGTCAGTAGCAGCGTCCTTTTTCATCGCCTCGACCTTGGCCCCCAGGGTGACGGTTTCGCCGTTCTCCTTAGAGGTGACCTTGCCATCCACCACCTTGGCATCCTTGAGGAAGTCCGCCAACATCGCACGGACGGCGATGTTGTTCTTGGACCCGGCTGCGGTGAGCTCCGCATCCACCGCAGCAGTCAGCTTGACCGTGGCCAGCTCCTTATCATAGGCGGCTTTCTGGTCCTTGTTCTGCTGGGTGAGCGTGTCGATCTGCTTTTGCAGTTCGGCATTGTCACCGGCGGACTTTTTCAGCTCGGAGAGCTGAGTGTCACGGGTCTTGATACCCTCACGGAGCTGCTTGACCTCGGTTTCCAGCTCTGTGACCTTGGCAGTCTTTGCGTTGAAGTCGGTGCGGGCCACAAAGCCCTTGCCGATCTCCTGAGAAACTGCCGTGTCAATTTCGGGGGTGTACGCATCCCCCAATACGGTTTTCAGCCATTCCAACATGATTGTTACCTCCTTGCATGTCTGCTGTCCTTTTTATCCGGCCAGTCCCGGTGTTGCAGTGCCCATCTTGTAGTCCGCTGGGCCAGCGGTATTTGGGTATGAAAAAAGCACCGTGCATTTTCAGCACGATGCTTTTAACATCAAAAGGGGTTATTCCTCGGAGCTCTCCAGATCAGCGTGGTAGGGGCACTTGAGGCACCGCTCACGCTGTTCCTCGCTCCAGTCGATGCCGCCGGGCAGCACAGAGGGGTTGAGCAGGCGGTCTGCGACATCGCAGATGACCATGCAGTCTGTGCCGTTGACTTGGGCGGCCTTTACTGGGCAATACACTGTTTTCACTCAAACACCTCCATGATTTCCTTTGTCTTGGGGTCAAAGTCGCTTTTGGAAAAAGCGGTGTTGATTTTCCCGCTTTCGTCATCCATATAGGCGGCACCCTCAAAAGAGTAGTAATTGGTGTGGTAGCCATCCCAGCGCTTGCGGGTGATGGAGCACTTAGCCTGCCGGATGTAGCCCTTGGCATCCTCCAGCGTGCAGCCGTGATGCGTGCCGTGGGCATCCTTGAAAACCAGCTCATCAACCTCAATGGGCTTGGCGGGCACCCGGACAGAACCGGGCACGCCGGTTGCCTTTACGGCCTCATAGGCCTTGTAGTCAGCCTTGGAGGCCTCCGGCACACGGCCCTTGTAGGAATAGAGCCCGGCCAGGTCTTTGTATTCGGCAGCGTGGTCATATTTCAATGCTTGGAAGTCCTTGAAATAGCGGGGCGCATCCGCACCCAGGCGCTCCCTGTACTTTTCAAACTGGGCTCTGTCAGTAGTTTCATTATAACTGATTTTCCGCATCTTATCAACAGTTCCTTGACCGTGGAGGGCATCCTGCTGGGCTTTCCATTGGTCATAGGTCATGTTGCCGGGCACCTTGAAACGCTCACCCGTCACAGCGTCACGGGCATAGCGTTCACCCATGCCGTCCATGTCCTCAAAGTAGGGGCAGGTGCAGCACCGGCACCACGGATGAAACGGTGGAGCGGTGAGCCCCACCTGGTACTCTGACATCTTGAAAACCTTGCCGTCCATGTCGGCACACAAGCTGCATGTGTCCTTGTCAAAGGAGGCCACGATTTTGTAGCGCTCCACATCCAGGGCCTTGTAGCAGTCTTTTTGCCCGGCGCTGGAGAAATAGGCGCTTTCCGTCATCACCAGGCGACCAGCCTTTGCCCTGGACACATCAAACTGCTTGGAGATGGCAGAAATGGCACGGTCCGGGGCCTCGCCCCGGATGACCATTTGCGTGAGCTGGGTGTTGACGCTGTTCACAAGGCTCTGCTTGTTTGTCCAGCACCGATCACGGAAAGTCTGGTTGTCCGTGGTCCAGGGCCGGGAGAGCACCTTGGTGATGGTTTCCTCATTGATGGCCTGCATGGTCCAGCCCACGCCCAGCCCCTTTTGCAGTTCAAAGGCCGTGTGGTAGTAGCTGCCCTCATACATCTTGCGGGCGGCGGCATCCACATAGTCCAGTTGGTTGGAGTATAGGACCTCTGCCTGCTGCTGGAGCTGGAGCTTTAGAGCCTCCAGCCGGGAGATGTGCACCCTGGCGCTGGCGTTCTCAAGCTGTTTCATCCAGGCACCATCAATGGCGTTTTGCTCACCATAGGCGATGTACTCAGCCACGGTCCAGTGAAACTCCTTGAGCTCCTTGGAATTGAGCAGCCGCTTGGCCTCTGCCAGGTCAATCTCATTGTTGGTGGCAAAGCGCTGATACCAGCGGGCCATCTGCCGCTCAATCTCAGCTTGGGCGGCGGCAAACTGCTTTTCAAGGTTTTCCACATAGGAGTAGGACTGGTCCAGCAGCGCATCCTCCATGTTTTTCATGCGCTGGGCCCAGTAGGCGGCGTTAGTCTGTCTTGCCATCGCCACCACCCTCATTGTTTACCGGCGGCTGGTTGCGGTTGGCCAGAAAAGCGGCCTGGTAGGGGTCAGCCTGCATGGCCTCCTCTTTCTCATCCTTGATGCGCTGGAGCTCCTGCTCCGGGTCAGTGACCCAGGGGTGCATCTTGACGATGGTTTCATCAGAGAGGATGCCCACGGAGTTCTTGCAGTTGTTGATGGCCTCCGTTTCGTTGATGAGCACATCCCGGTCAAAGATGACTGTGACATCCTCGCCATCAAAGCTCCTGCCGCCGGTGTTGGCCAGGTGCTTGTTGATAAACCAAAGCAGCTCCTCCATGCTGGCCTGAAACTCCATTTCAATGCCATTGGCATCCAGGTCAATGTCAGAGTACATGCTCTGAATGTT